TATATACGTAACAAATATTCTACTGTAATAGAAATATTACCATCTGTAGTAAGATCGTTTGATAATGGAAATAAACATGGTAATAAATTGTTTGAATGGAATGATTTATTAAATGATATTGCTGAAGATGTAGACTATTTTAAAAATAATATTCATTTTTTACAAGGTGATTTATCGCACAAAGCATTTCATTATTCAGTAATAGGTATTCATAATGGTAATGTTTATATGTCTCCATTTATATACGAAAATGCAGCAATATATAATGATGATTTTAAAATAGAAATTAATAATTCAATTCATAAATCTATACTTAACTATAAAAATTATGTAGTTAATGAACAAATAGAAAACAGTCATAACAAAGAATGTATTACTTGCAAATATTTAAATATATGTAGTAATAGATTAATACCTAAAGTTATGGATAATATATTTAATAACAGAAAAGAATGTATATTAAATAAACAAGTGATTGAACTTTTTGATAATGAGTATTATAATGCCAATAGTTACTGATAATTTAAAACACTCACAAGCAGATAAAGACTTTAACTTATCCTTTGATAAAGGACATGAAATTAAAGTGCAATTTAATTGTGAAGTATTATCTGGTTGTGAATTTAAATGTAAAGGTTGTTTTGTTAATAAAGTAGGATCTAATATGGGATCTTATGATAGATTAAACAAAGCAATTGATTTATTTAATGATAATGGATTTAGAGTTTCAACAATTAATATAGGTCCTACTGATTTATTTGGTAATAATAATATTGTTTCATTACTAAAAGATGAAACGTTTAGAGAATGTTTAAGTAAAGTTACCACTATTCAATTTGTTACTACATTAGAAAAAGTAGATGATGAAGTCATAGACTTATTAAATAGTATTCCAAAGAAAGATGGATTTATGTATGATGCAAATATTGCATTGCAATTACCTGTTGATTGGGATAAAATTGAAAGTAAACTAAATCTACTTAATAAATTTAAAGATGATTTAAATTATTATATGGTTTATAATATGAGTAATGATGACGAATATAATAGCCAAGTACTTGAAATGGCTAAGTTAGTAAAAGAACGATTTAATTCATTACTTACACTAAACCCTTCTTTCTTTAGATCTCCTAAATCAAAATTACAAAAGCATTTAATTAATAAATGGAAGCAATATGATTTTAGCGATGATTTATATCCTAAAACAATTATCGATCAAGCTCAAGGTGGATCATTAGAACTTAACTATACTTATTGTAATGAAAGATTTTTTTGGACTCCATTCATTTATGATATTGCATTAATAGGAACATCTGAATTTGAAGTAAAAAATGAAAGCGATATTAATTCTTGGACTGAAATTAAAACAGATCAATTTATGGAGCAATTAGTTTATGCTCAAGAAACAAAAAACTGTGGTAATTGCCATAATCAAATGACTTGTATAGACAAAGGTGTATTATCTTATATGAAACATCATTCAATCACTTCGTGCGTGTTTCCCGGCGTAGTATCTTCCTAAGAAAGTACTTGGGTAATTATTCTGAAAAGCATCCCACTCTGTTTTTGGAATTAGATAATGTTCTAATTCAACCTTTTTATCAGTCATAGGATAGATAGACATTATAGGAGTTCCATATTTTAATTGTACAGTGTATTCTTCTTCTTTAATAGGAAATACAAGGAACACATTAAGAGTATGCTGATCTTTAAAATTAGCAATACCCGGCGATATTAATATATCATGTTTACGAAGATCTTCTGAGTAATGTATTTCTTTTAACATAAACTCTGTTCTATCAGATCCTTCTATAGCCCACGGACCATATAGCTTAAATACTGTTCTACCAGGATAAAGTTCTTTTCCATATTGATAATCTTCATGCACACCACCACCAATTCTGTTAAAACTTTCGATGGGCTCTGCAAGTTTTACTTTACCGTCTGGTTTTATATTAAATATAACATCAGACCATAATTTGAGTGTAATAGGTTTACGAATATAATCTGCAACTCCTGGACAAGTCTTGATTGTTGGTACTGGAATATTTACTCCAGATCTAATATCAAACTTATGAGCAAAGTTTTTAATTTTTTTCCACCAACTTGGAGGTTTAGTTTTGTATTCTAATTTTTGTAATTCAAATACACTCTTATCGTGTGTGTAACATTTCAACTTCACTTTTCTTCTCCATATAATTAAACCACATACGCATTACACAATCTGGTAAATCGCGTTCTCGGTTTTTCCAATCCCATTGTGTATAACATCTAAATCCACATTTATTCCACCATTTACATGATAAACAACCGTGCTCATCCATATAAGCTTGCATCATAGAAGCATTATCTTTTCTATTTAAAGGTGTATTAAAATCTTCTTTTGTATATCTATTCCATCTACAATTTGATGTAGAATTATCTGGAAATATTGTTACTTTATTTAAAGCCATGCAATGCATGTGATTGCTACTTTTTTCTATCAAATCTTTCATAGGATTTATATCAGGATATTTCCTATAAACAAATTTTAAAAATGCTAGGTACATACTATCAGATGGAATTAAATAATCAAAACCTTTATCTGGTATGTAATCATCAAAATAAAAATTATCAAACTTATTATAAAGATAATGAAAATATTCATCATCGTCAGCCATAAATTTTTTTATTGATGGAACTGTTGCAACCATATTAATTGATATAATATAATCTGCAAAATATTCTATATTATCTTGGTATGGTCCTTTTTGTGGTCGTCCATCAAAGTCATAAGAACAAATAATATATGAAGGAATATTTGCTGCATTTAAATCATCTAATAATTTTTTAACTAAATCTTTTTTACTAAATTGAAATGATGTTACCCAAACAACTTTTATTTTGTGATTATACTTATCATATAATTTTTTAATCTCAATAAGCAAATCATAATAAACATCGTATGCCCAGTCAGATATTCTATCTTGAAAAAGTTCTCCTCCCACCATGTTAATTTGGCAAGTTTCAACTCTTCCTTCCATTTTAATTAAATGTTCTTCTACTAATGGTATCTTAGAAAATATTTCTTCTCTAGATAATCCTACTGTAGATTTTTTATCGTGATGACAAAAAGCGCAATTTAAATGACAGTTCTCAAATAAAGTTAATTCTATCTCACCTAATTCTGGTCTCTTAGGTTCTAATAAAACTTTTATTGGTTCACTTTGTTCGTAATCCATATAACATTTCTTCTTTATAATATTCGTAAATGTCCGGAACCATTCCGTCATTTCGATCAAATTCACCTATTTGTCTAAGTATTGCATCGTATGTGCCTTCATCTTCAGAGTATGGTACAAAATACGGATCATTATTAAATAATAATTCTGGATCATCTAATACTTCGTAAAAATCTTCTCCATAATCTTCTGATAACCATGTTGCATAACAAATTGCAACCACATATGATTTAGCCGGATAAATCCATTCATCTACTTCTTCGTAAAAATGCATTACCGCGTCGTCTACTATATCATCTGATACAGTAATATCAACGTCATTTAAATCATCTTTAAATTCTGTATTAGCGAGATGATACGCTGCTTGTCTAGCTTTCCAATCTTTCATACGTAATATTTACACTTATTCGTGGTGTATCTCCTGTATAATTTTCTACCCTATGAAACCAAGTTATAGGAAAAGTTATTACCTTTCCTTTTTCGAATTCAAATGAACTAATGTTAGCATTATCATCCATAACTTTAAGTTGTCCACCTTGATTACTTTCTCCATCTATCCAAATAATTAAAGCATGTGTTCCTGGCATAACATTTTGATTACCGCCAGCGCCTTTTTCATTATGCCAATCAAAAGTATTTAGATACCCTTTATATATTGTTTTATTTAACCAACTATTTAATATTTTTAATTTAAATCCTAAAGTTTTTTCTAATATTTCTTGTATAAATTCTGTTCCATTAACAATATCTAAAGGACCATCAACATTGTTATCTTTAAGATTTTTTAGATCATTAAATATTGGATAAGAAATATCTATATCTTTAATTATAAGATTATTATATTTTAAAATAACGTTATTAATCTTATCATTATACCAATCTAATAATCCTTTATAACCATTACATCCATTATCTAAATCTTTTACATATCTATAATGTTCTGTTAAACAGTTACCATAATATACACAGCTTTTACATATATCAGATGTATTTTTATCTGGTTCTTGTTCAGCCCATTTTTTATATTCTTTATATGTATCTAATTCTAAAAAATATTCATTATCATTTTTATCAAATTCTAATACCGCATATTTTCCATTTGGAGTAATATAAACATGATCATTAGAAAAAGCATTATATCTTGCATCTAAAGAATTTCTTATATGATTCTCATTTATAAATTGGAATTTTTTTTCAATTGGACTTTCAATCCATTTTTTAACAAACTCTTCAAAATCTTTATGTGTAACATTATGAGCATTTGATTGATTAGTAGAGTAAGGTTTAATTTCAACTGTTTCTATTTTAGAACACATATTAAAAATTGATATCATTTCATCGACATCTTTTTCTAATACTTTTGGTGATGCTAATACTAATATGAATAATGGCTTTTTTGATGCCATTATATTATTTAAAACAAACTGTTCTTTTTCTCTGGCAGAGAAATCATAAGACACTGAAATTTTAATATCGTCATCATAGAAAAAATCAGGTAAAGCACTAAAATTAGTATTAATATTAATAACACCTTGATAATACTTTTTAATAACATTTTTAATTGAATAAAAATATTCTGGTGTTAATAAAGCTATTTCACCACCATATAAATCAATATGTTCAATAGGATCTTCTATATTACTAAGTAATTCATCTAATTTTTCTGGAGTAATTTTCTTTCTATCACTAAGTTGTTCTTTTGTAAGATAACAAAAGTCACATTTAAAATTACAATAGTAAGTAGGATTAATCGATAAATTCATAAGGTATACTTTCGTTAATATATGGTGTTACACTATTTGGATCTAATCCATTAATTTCTAATATTCTAGGTGCAAGAGTTTTCATATGCTTACAATGATCTTCTACAATTCCTTCTCTTTTCATATCTCGTATTGTTTTTTTACAACCATTACATATCTTAAACATAGGACATGTATAGCATGCCATTTTCATTGTTTGAATATGAGGATCGTTTTGTAAAGGTGTTTCAAATCCTCCTTGCATTTCTTTTTCAAAATCAATAGAATAATCTTTATCATCACCAAAAGCACCACAGCTATAATAGTCTCCACCAGGATTCATTGCTCTTATTCCAATATCGCATTCTCTTAATTGTGGACAAGTAGTATTTTCTCCAATAAGACGTTTAGCCATTTGCATAGTATTCCACTCATAATCTACTAAACCCATATCATATATTTTAACATACATCTCATATATTTTACTAAGTCTATATGTAGATCCTTGCACACCACTTGCCATTGCATAATTTAATTTACACGTTACGCCCATCTTCTTTGCGAGCTCTACATTTTTTAATGCATCTTTTTCATTTTCATCTACAATAACAGAAATAAAGTCTGGTCTATAACCACAATATTTAAGCATAGCATCTGAACATTTCCAAAAATCTTCTTCACTAAATTCGGAATAATCACCTTTAAGGCGTCCTCCTCCATATTGAAATGATGTACATATACCTACTCTTTCGTTATTAAATAAGTCTACCCACTTCTCTGGTTTTTTATAAAAAGGCCACAAGTTTGTTGTAAGTGATACTGTTGCGGGTAAATCGTGCTCATCTAAATAATTAATAATCTTCCAATAATATTCTGGTTCTACCATTAAAGGATCACCACCATTTACAATAATAGTATTAGTTTCGGGAAATCTTTCTAAAAATTTAAAAATATAATCATGACTTAATAACCCAGCATTATTCGGATCAATATCTGTTGAAGAACAAAATGTGCATTTAAAATTACAAACTTCGGTTGGTTTAATAATTAAATCCATTCTTTTTCCTTTGCTAATTCTACCATAAGCGATTTAGGTGCAGGGCATACTCCATCCATCCATTTTAATTGATGACAATCAGAATGACATAAATTAAATACAGGACATTCATAACATTTGGGATTTCTTAAATGTATTTCATTATCTATAGCAGTCATTCTTTTTGGACATACTTTTACATCAGGAGCTGGCTCATCTATATGACCATAAAAATCAGTAGGAGCTGAATTAGGACAGCCTGCTATTGTTCCATCTGCGTTTATAGTAAATAATTTTTGTTCACAATCTCTACAAAACGTTCCACTACGTGTTTCGTTATAATCAAATTTATTATATACAGTATTTAAGAAAGTATTTTTTACTTTGTGATGACGAGTTGTTTGATGCATCAACATCCAAAAATTATCCAGTTGTTTATTATGCGGAAATATTTCTAAATTAATTGTAGCATTGCCATTATGAGTTAATCTTTCATATGATAATTCTTCAATACCTAAAGATTCCATATAGTTTGCAATTTTAATTGGCTCCATATTAACAACATCATTTGATACAGATACAAAACATTTAACTGCAAGACCTTCATCTACTAATTTTTTTACATTATCTTCCCATAATTTAAGTTGTTTATCATTAGTAAATCTTATCTTCGGATCCCAAGATGTTCCTATAAAATCTTGCTTAACAATATCTTTAAAGAAATCTATGTATTCTTGTTTTAACTTATAAACTAAGTTTGTTGTAATGCCTATTGTTAATCTATCATCCCACTGAGATCTTACTATTTTTACAAACTTTTTAAGATCCTCTAATGGAGCAAGCATAGGCTCTCCACCATGAAATTCAAAGTGAACTCTATTATCTCCAGTATCTAATTGGTTACACCAATCTGCAGTCTTTATAGGATCAAAATATATTTTTCTACCTTTAGTACCAGAAGTAAAACAATGATCACAATTTAAATTGCAAGTTTCAGTTGTTTTTACGTATACTACTAAGTGTTTCTGTGTCGCTAATGCCATAAGAAATCATTAATGCCTTTTTACTATTAATTGCTCTATGCTTTGTATTTGCTGGAATGAATAATGATTCACCTGGATTTAATGTAACTCTAGCTCCACGCACTTCCAAATCTTTTTCACCATCTAAACATTCTATTATTACATCAACTGGGTCTTGATGAAGTTTAAAAGTTGGCCCATTATCTTGATTATAAAACACATGCGCCGTTTTGTCAACTATTTTTAATACTTTTTCATATTGTTCTACTTTGATTGTATTTTTTTCAGCAATAAGTATTCCTACCTTTGCAATATATGCATGGTAATCTGTTTGATCTAAGTAATGCTGAAGGCCTTCAATATCAATATAAGATACATCATGATTTTCAAAACACTCATTAGAGTATAGCCATTGTTCAAAGTCTGAGAAATTCATCAATTTTCCATTACAACTTGTTGATAATTATATATATAATTATAATATCATGAAAGGAGTGATCTATCAATGAATTTTTATAATCTGTGGCCAACTAAATTAAGTATTGGTCATTTTCATGTCGAAGGTTTATCAGACTATATTCTTACAAATTATGATCTTAATACACCAGAGAATGGTGAATTAGCTGGTAAAAATTTTTTCGATAATGATTCAAAACCAATTAAAGAATTTAAAAAAGTAGTTTATAATTGTTTTGATGAATATTTACAGAAAACTATAAATAAGTCTATAAGTGATTTTGCAGGTTATCGAACAAACGCTTGGATAACAAAAATGACAAATACGGGAATGAATTTTCATAATCATCGTGGTAATCTTTTATCAGCCGTTTTTTATCCACTTGCTGAAGTAACAGATGCTGGTGGGTCGATTGTTTTTCATGATCCAAGATTTAACGCAAATAGAGGTTATCCACCACCTTTTTATCATTTATTTGAAAAGGAAGAATATATACCAGAAACAGGAGATGTTTTTATTTTCCCGAGTTTCTTGTATCATTCAGTAAGTCCTTATTTTTCTGATTATAGAATTTGCATTCCTGTAGATTTACAGTTGTTCACTGAGTAATTCATATAAATAACATAAATGATAAATTCTAATATAGATAAATAAAGAAGTAAATAACTTAAACATGGAGAAGAAAACATGGCTTTTACATATACATATTCTGTTACTAATCTTAAAGTAAAAGATGAAGTAAACAGTGATGGTGTTACATTATCTAATGCTGTCTGCCAAACTTATTGGAAAGTAACTGGTACAGACGAAAACGGTGATTCAGGTGAATTTTCTGGCGCAACACCATTTAGCGCATCAGAAGTATCTGAAGGCGCTTTTGTAGCATTTGAAGATTTACAAGAATCAGATGTTATTGGTTGGATTCAAGCTGTAGTTGATGGCGACGCTGATTATAAAGCACACATTGATGCACAAATTCAAAGACAAATTGACGAAACGGCAACGACAGAGCCAGATACACTTCCTTGGGCTTCAGCACCAGAAGCTGATCCAGCTGAAGTAGACTCTTAAGAATAAGTTATAAATAAAATTAAACAAAGGATTCTGTCGTGAATTATTCGTATCACATCTTAAAACTTGGATTGAGAGATGAAACAAATACAGACGGAGAAGTAAACGAAAATTCTGTAGTAGAAATTCAATGGAAAAAAATTGCTACAGATACTGATGGAATAACTGCTAGTTATGTTGGTAAAACATTAGTAAGTTCCGAATCTACTTCTTCATCTGATTTTGTTGCATTAGCTGATTTAACTAAAGATATAGTTCTTAATTGGGTTATGTCTGATATTAGTGCTAAGCAAGATAAAATAAATAATACATTACAAAATAAAATAGATAAAAAGAAAACAACATTTACTACTCCTAACTGGAATTAGATTAATGTTTATATTATGGAGGTGATATGCATGATATGCATATGGGTGGTTTGGCGACCTATGCCTTAAAAAGAGGCGGAACGTTACACCCAATTATTCTACCTAAAGAAGTATTAGGTAATGAAACTGGAATTATGAACCCATCTATCTTCCAACACAAAGGGAAGATTCTTCTAAATATCCGTCACATTAACTATATACTCTATCATAGTGAAGGAAAGAAATTCCCTCATCAGTGGGGACCGCTTGTATACGTACATCCCGAAAACGACGTAACTCTTACTACACATAATGTAATGTGCGAGTTAGATGATAATATGAACGTCAAAAACGCCCAACGTATTAATATGGCTCTTGATACAGGTAAACCTACTTGGAACTTTGTTGGTTTAGAAGATTGTCGTTTATTTTCTTGGCATGATAAATTATATTTGTGTGGTGTTCGTAGAGATGCATACGATGATAAAGGCAAAGGTCGTATGGAGATGGCAGAAATTGATTTCATTGATGGAGAATGGAGAGAAGTATCTCGTAATCCTATTCCAGCTCCAGGCGATGATAGCTCATATTGTGAAAAAAATTGGATGCCTATTAATGACATGGAAGATCATTTTGTTAAATGGTGTAATCCTATTCAAATTGTAAAATATGATATTGAAGAAGGTACAACAACAGAAACATATAGAGATAAATCTCCAAGAGCGCCATTTCCTAGAGATTTTAGAGGTGGTTCACAAGTCATTAGAATTGGTGACAACCAAAGAATGGCATTTGTCCACGAAACAACTTTATTAAAAGATCCATTCGGTAGAAAAGATGGTGATTATGCTCATCGAATTCTTATTTGGGATGACGATTGGAATTTAATTCATGCAACTAAACCATTTCATTTTATGGGAACTTATTACGATCATGTAACTAATACTGATTATAATATTGAATTTGTTACTGGTATGACAATTAGAAATAATGATATTTTAATTTCATTTGGTTGGCAAGATAATGCTTCATTTATTCTTAAATTACCAATGAAAGTATTTAATGAATTTCTAGTTAATTATGGAGATCATAATGCAATTTAAGAATATGAAATTATTAAATGACGTTGTTCTTGATTATGATAATCCAGATAAAATTTATAAATTAGCACGCGAGTACGATAAGCTAGAACAAGGTGCCGCCGCGGCTGGCTTTTATCTACGTGCTGCTGATATGTCAGAAGGTAAAACATTTGAAGAGAAATGGCTTCAATATAAATGTATGATATTACAAGCTTTCATTTATGAAAGAAATGAAAATAGAAACATAAGTGTTTTAGGTTTTTTAGAAATGGCAATTGAAACTTTACCTGATAGACCTGAAGCATATTATTTTATTTCAGATTTATATGAAAGAAGAAATCAATGGCGTAATAGTTTAGTATATTCTAAAATCGGAATACAATGTTACGAAAATAAAGAAATCGATTCTATTGATAATGATGTAAATTATCCTGGTTTAGAAGCATTAAAATTTTTATATGCAAAAGCTAAATGGAAAACAGACGGTAGAGATGAATCGAAAAATTTATTATTTGATTTAAAATATAAACATAAATTAGATAAAAATTTAGAATTAGAAGTTGATAATTATCTAAATCAAGTAAAATATCCAAGTACTTTACCATTCACTCCAGATTTATTAGAAAGATATAAATTTCCATTTGATGGTATAGAAAATGTAGAGAGTAATTATTCTCGCCATTTCCAAGATATGTTTGTATTATCTGTTACTAATGGTAAAAGAAATGGAACATTTGTAGAGATTGGTTCTGGACATCCTAAACTTTTTAATAATACATTATTACTTGAAAAAGAATTTGGGTGGAAAGGTTTATCGATAGATATATCAGAAAGAATGTGCCATCAACATTCAAGAATGAGATCTACAGGTGTTATGATTGCAGATGCAAATAATTTAGATTATAATGAATTATTTAATTCTCATTGCTTTGAAAATAAAATAGATTTCTTAAGAATTAATGCTGAGCTCGCTTCTCTTAATACTTTACAAAAAATGCCATTTAATAAATTTGAATTTGGTATTATACAGTTTCAACATAATAATTGTTGGTGGAATAATAATTTTAGAGAAGAATCTAGAAAGATCTTAAAAGATATTGGATATATATTAATAGTACCAGATGTTGCAGTAGATCATTCATCTAATTATGAAGATTGGTGGATTCATCCTATGTATGTACAAAATGCTCGCACAATGAAAGGTAAAGACGGAATTAATTTTGCTTGGGATTATATGATGGAGAAATTATAAATGAAAGTAGTTTTAGTTACTGGAGGATTTGATCCAATTCACTCTGGTCATATTGCATATTTTAGAGCAGCAAAAAAATTAGGTGATAAACTTGTCGTTGGATTAAATTCAGATGAGTGGTTGGAGCGTAAAAAAGGTAGAGCATTTATGCCTTGGAATGAGCGTCTTGCTATTGTTAATAATTTAGAAATGGTAGATGAAACGTTTACATTTTTAGATGATGATAATACAGCAAAAAACTTTATACTACAAGTAAGAGCTCATTATCCTGACGCTCATTTAATATTTGCAAACGGCGGTGACCGTACATCGGATAATATTCCAGAAATGGATGTAGAAGATAATAATATTACATTTGAATTTGCGGTGGGAGGAGACGATAAAAAGAACTCTTCAAGTTGGATTTTATCAGAATGGGATAAACCAAAGACTCAAAGACACTGGGGATATTATAGAAATTTAGATCAAAATGGTCATTGGAAAGTAAAAGAACTTACTATTGCAAAAGATAAAAATTTATCAGATCAAAGACATTTTAAAAGATCTGAACATTGGCATATCGTTGATGGAGATCTTATGATGAATTTAGAATTCGAAGATGGTCTTAAAACTTCTCAGATCTATCATTCTGGTGATAGTATTGATATTCCTGTTAATACTTGGCATTACGCTGTTAATGTCGGATCTGATCCAGTTAAAGTAATCGAAGTTTGGATGGGATCTGAATTATCAGAAGAAGACATAGAAAGAAGAACACTATGATGGTTTGTAAGGCATAAGCCTATTATACCAAAGATTCTAAACGTTGTCAACCCTTTTTTTATAAATAATTAGAAAATAAATTAATAAAGGAGAAATAAATGGCCTTTCAATTATCTGTCGATGCAAGAAATGCTACTTTGCAAGGTCTTGAAGATGAAATCGGCGAAAATCCAGTACTTACAATTAATACGGGAAGTGTTCCTGCTAATTGTGGCGCAGCTAATACAGGTACTGTTCTTGCTACTATGGTATTACCAAATGATTGGCTCGGCGCTCCAGTTAATGGTCAAATTGCTCTTTCAGGCACTTGGCAAGATTTATCAGCAGATGCTGCTGGTACAGCTGGTTATTTTAGAGTACATGATTCAGGCGCTAACTGTCATATTCAAGGAACTGTTTCAGCAACGGGCGCAGGTGGCGATATGCAATTAGATAATACTAATATTGCGCAAGGACAGCAAATCACAATTACTACATTTACGATTACTGCTGGCGGCGAATAACACAGGTAAATTCTCATGTCAGCAAACGGCTCAGTATCCGCTTCAATAGATTACGGGTTTTTTGGTGGCGGATATATAAGAGTAAAAGGTAGTGTAGATTCTACCTTTTCTTTATCTTCAGATATTACAGGTTATGTACCTATTGTTGGAGAGATTAGTAATCTCAATATACCTTTTACTTTCACTTCTGAAGCTGGTAAAGATCCAATACGCGGATATGCATATGGTGTTATTAATTTTAGTGGAAGCGGTACTGGTAAACTTGGTGATACAATATATGGTGACTTAAATTATCCTTGGATTTATTTTACCGGAAGCGCAACAGGTAAAAACATAACTCACGGTTATTTTGATAATACATTAGAATTTAGTTCTGCTTCAAGAGCTGCACAATTTGAAGATGCAGATACTGCTGGAAGAATTACTTTTAGTTTAAGTTCTATTGCACTAAATTATACTACTCTCACTAAATCAAGAGTTGGCCAAAATTTCTCTAGAGTGATTGATAATACTAATAATACGAGAATCGATAATCCAATAAATGATGTTTTTATTAGATCTGATGGTTCAAATATTGTGACTATTATACAAAAATAAAAAGATAGTACTAATTTTTAATAAATAAAACATAAAGATATTGGAGAAACTAAATGGCGGCTACGTTTTATATAAAGCAAAATGATACTGCGCCTGCCCTAGAAGCTGTTTTAACAGACTCACAAGGTAGAGCACGATCGTTAGCCCAAGCATCTACTGTAAAATTTCATATGTCTACCGAATCTGGTAACAATGTAATTTCTGGTGCAACCGGTACCATTGTAAATGCCGACAAAGGAATTGTATTATATACTTGGCAATCAGGAGATACTTCTGATGATGGTTCTTATAAAGCAGAATTTCAAGTTGAATATAACGATGGAAAAATAGAAACATTCCCAAATTCAAGTTATATCAAAGTTATTATTAAGAGCGAGTTAGCTTAATTAAGGAGCAATTAAATGGCACAGCCAACTACAAGAGATGAATTCAAAGATTACATTCTAAGAAAGATTGGCGCTCCTGTAATCGAAGTTAACGTGTCTGATGAGCAGATAGATGATAGAGTAGAAGAAGCATTATCTTTCTGGAGAGATTATCATTATAATGGTAGTCAATTAGTTTATCTAAAACACGAATTAACAGCAGAAGATATCGAAAACGGATATATTACATTACCTCAAAAACTTCTTGGTATCTCAAAAGTATTTGATCTAAATACTTCTATTTCTACTGGCACAGGTATCTTTAATGTACAATATCAATTTGTACTAAATAATCTTACAGACCTCACAGGATATAGTATTCAAAATTATTGGATGACTATGTCTCATATGGCATTCTTACAAGAGTGGCTTGTAGGACATCCTTTAATACGTTATAATAGACATGTTAATAGGCTCCATATTGATGCAGATAAGGCAGCATTAAGGGAAGGAGGCTTTATTATCATTGAGGCCTATGACGTTATTGATGAAGAGTTTTATGAGGATGTATGGTCAGACAGATGGCTTCAGAACTATGCTTCCGTGCTAGTCCGTGAGCAGTGGGGATTAAATTTAACTAAGTTTACAAATATGCAATTAGTTGGTGGCGTCACGTTTAATGGTGAGCAAATTTTGCAAGAAGCAAGAACAGAACGTCAACAAATGGAAGAAGATGCAATAAGAACATTACAACCATTGACATATAACTTTATTGGATAAAACATGGCAACTAATGCTTACTTCAGAAATTATGACAGTTTCAACGAGCAGAATTTAATTGATGATCTAGTTATTGAATCAATTAAAATGTATGGCCTTGACGTCTTTTTTCTTACAAGGTCTATGGATAACGTTGATAAAATATTCAACGAAGATGATACACCTGTTTACGATGAAATGTTTCAATTTGAAGTATATGTTAAAAATGTTGATGGCTTCGAAGGAGAAGGTGATTTCCTTTCTAAGTTTGGTTTACAAATCAGAGACCAAGTTACATTTACAGTTGCAATAAGAACATTTGAACAGTTCGTAACTCGCAACGACGCTCCAAGAATAAGACCTAATGAAGGTGACATAATTTATATGCCTCTTAATAATAAGATGTTTAAGATTAATTATGTTGAACATGAAAGTGTATTCTATCAAAGTGGTGCTTTACAAGTTTATGACATGCGCTGTGAACTTATGGAATATGCTGGCGAAACATTTGATACAGGCCGTTGGGAAATCGATCATTACTTCGATGATCAAAATCAAACAACAGAATTTGTTGATACATTAGAAGAAGTTGAAGAAGTAGATCCAATTGCTAGAAACTTAACTTACGAACAAGAGGCTGATGGTATTATTGACTTCTCAGAGATTGATCCATTTAGTGAAAACATTGTAATACAGGATTCATAAAATGGCAATTGCAAATTATTTTTATAACTTAACCACAAGAAAGTATGTTGCGCTTTTTGGCTCTATATTTAATCAATTAAAGATTAAAAGAAGAGATAATAGTAATGTAACACAAACAGAAATAATTGTTCCATTATCATATGCGCCATTTCAAAAAGTACTTTCAAGAGTTACTCAAGATCCAGACTTATTAAATAGTAGAACAACTGGAATTAAACTTCCAAGAATGTCATTTGAGATTGCAAGTATTACTTATGATCCAACAAGAAAACTTGCTTCTACTCAAAAAATGAGAAAAGATAGTAAAGCGGAAACTGATAGTTCTCGACATTTTTTATATTCATCTGTTCCATATAATCTTGATTTTAATTTGTACATTATGACAAATTATTCTGAAGATGCAACTCAGTTAATGGAACAAATACTTCCATTTTTTACGCCAGACTGGACAGTAACTGCTAAAATGGTAGAAAATTTAGATCCTGTAGATATTCCTATTATAATGAATAGTGTAACTACAGAAGAGTTGTATGAAGGAAGCTATGAAGAAAGACAAGCAATTCTTTATACATTAACATTTACTGTAAAAGGATATTACTGGGGTCCTGAAAGAAAAAGAAAAATTATTAAGTTTGTTGAAGCGGCTGTACATAATAATCCAGAAGATTTAGACTTTACTCATATCTCAAATACAGAGTTATTCCAAATTGAGAATGATAATGATGAGATCGAAGTAGTAGAATTATTCCCAATCATTGAATCTAATACAGATATTCAATGGCCTGATATTGAATTTAATGATGACTGGGTACCAGTTACACCTATGGGTTATACAATCGATACAGGTGCTGCTAATACTGATTATTATTATCAAGAAACATATGAAGATCTGAATCAAGATCTAAATGCTAATACTGCTAATGGTACATTAGATTTACAAATTGGTTATGGATCTCAAGATTTGAACGCTAATACTTAATAAATAATACATTAATACGAAATTTAAATAAGGTATAACAATGGCAAAAATTCTAAAACATAGAAGAGCTGCAAGTGGAGCAATTGGTGCAATTAAAGGAGAAGAAGGTGAATTCTTTATGGATACCACCACTGGTACTATTCATGTTATGGATGGTCAAACTTACGGTGGTCACCAGTTAGCTTTATTTTCAGATATTCCACTAGATATAAATCAATTCACTGACGCTGATGATTTACTCTTAAGAGATAAACCAGTAGAATGGGCCGACGTTATTCATGTACCAACAAATCTAGAAGGTCTTTACCTTAAGAATGAAGTACAAGGAATGATTAATGTTGCTATTACTAATACTTTAGGTCCAGTATCAGATAGCTTAGATACTCTAGATGAATTAGCTGAAGCTATTGGAGACGATCCTCAATTTATTACTACAATTAATACAAGAGTTGATGAAGTAGAAGCCGCAGCAAACGCAGCTAATATTGCTACTAATGTTAAATTTGATGCAGAAGCAAATACAATTAATATTAGAATTGATGGAGTAGAGAATGACGCTAATACAAGACTTATTGCTCTTGATAATAAAGTAAATACAGAAGTAAATAATTTAGAAACAGTTAAAGCAGATAAATCTTATTTACATCCAATTGCAAACACTGGATCATATAATGATTTGATTCAAGTACCTAATTGGCACCCAATTGCATTATCAGGTTCTTATTTAGACTTAAATAATAAACCAAACTTTGCTACAATTGCATTAACTGGTTCTTATAATAACTTATTAGATTTACCTCCATTTAAATCCGTTGCAACCTCTGGTTCTTATTCAGATTTAATTGATAAGCCAATCGCCAATAATGCGTTAACAGCAAACTTAGATTTAAATACATCAGATATTCTTGGTACTGGTAATATTAATATTACTGGTGATATTACAGTTACTGGAGCTATTACAAGTACAAGTGATTTATCATCTAATGATATTACATCAAATGATATTTCTGCTAATAATATTACAGCAACTGGAGATATGAGCGCAAATGGTGCATTACGCATTGACGGTGGTGCTACTGTTGTTGGAAACATTACAGGTAACGAAATTTATGCGGCTAGTAATTTAACAACTTCAGCAGAGATTTTTGCTTCAGGAAGAATTACAGCATTAGGTGCAGCAACATTCGGTGGTAATACTGCAATAGGCGGAACTCTTTCTGCAGGTGCTACAACAATTACAGGTCCAACAGCAATTACTGGAAGTTTATCAGCAACTGGTGATGGCACAATTGGTGGTAATGCTAGTATTACAGGTAATGCTACTATTACAGGAAATATAACAGCAAATGGAAATATTAATGCTAGTACTGGCGATTTAACAATTATTGATATTACTGCTTCTGGCGATTTGGGAGTTGATAATATTACTGCTTCTGGTGATATGTCAGTCGGAGCAATTACAGCTTTTGACATAACTACTGTATCAACTATTACTGGTCCTACTTTAAATATAACTGCAGATGCAGATGTTGGTGGTGATTTAGGTGTAGTTGGTGATACAGACGTTGGTGGTAATTTAGATGTAGTTGGTAATATTACAGCAAATAATGTTACGCTTGACGGTAACTTAACTGTTAATGGTACAACAACCACAGTAAATACAGAAACAATTAATCTTGCAGATAATATTATTTCAATTAATAGTAATCTTGCTGCAAATACAGCACCTTCACAAGATGGTGGTCTAGAAGTTAATAGAGGATCTTCAGCAAATGTTTCTTTCCTTTGGGATGAATCAAATGATAACTGGACGATTGGAAATAAAACACTTGTTACTGGTAGTATTATTCCAGCAGCAAATGTTGCTTATGATCTAGGTACTTCAGAAAAAGCATTCAAAGATTTATATTTAAGTGGTAACACAATTAATTTAGGTGGAGCTACTATTTCATCTAATAATGGTGCAATTAGTGTACCAAGTATTAATGTTACCGGTTCAATTACGACAACACAACCAAGTTCAATTAATCAAATTATTCCAGATGCAAATACAGATTTTGAAATTGTAACCGCAGAGGAAGGCGAAATTCGTATTACATCTTTGGAAGATGACATTAGAATTAGAGGTAAAGGATTTGTAAGTATTATTGCTGGAGAAGATGATCTTGCTAATGTAGACGTTCTTTCTGATATGACTATTGGAGCTCATACAGTTGACGTAAATGGTTATGCTTGGTTAATGTATCCGCATTTAGATCTTTTTGGAGATACTACATTTAAAGATCAAGCGAATGTTCATTTTGAAACTGGCACAATAGTTACGGTTAATACAGATATTACAAGTACTGGAGATATTACAGCAAATAACTTTATTGGTAATGTAACAGGTGATATCGTAGGTGATATCGCTGGAAATGTTACAGGTACAGTTAGTAGTATTTCAAATCATGATACAGACGCTTTAGCCGAAGGTAATACTAATCTTTATTATACAGATACAAGAGTAAGATCGGTATTATCAAATGATAGTATTGCAAATACACAATATGTCGATAATGCGATATCAACTAAAGACGCACTTAGTGAATTATCAGGAACAACTGATGATATTACAGAAGGTAACACAAATGTATATTATACAGATACAAGAGTAAGATCAGTTTTATCAAGTGATAGTATTGCAAATACACAATATGTTGATAATGCAATATTAACTAAAGACGCACTTTCAGAATTATCTGGCACATCAGATGACATTACAGAAGGTAATACTAATTTATTCTTTACAAGCGCAGAGCAAACAAAACTAGCAAATATAGAAGCTAATGCAGATGTAACTGATACAGTAAATGTAACGGCAGCTGGTGCATTAATGGAGAGTGAAGTCACTAACCTAGCACAAGTTAAAGCATTTGATTCAGCAGATTATGCAACTGCAGCACAAGGAACATTAGCAGATTCAGCTTTACAAGATATTACTGGAGAATCTGTTGGAGATTTATCTGATGTAACTATTACAAATGCTACAAGTGGTCAAGTACTTAAATACAATGGAAATACTTGGGTTAATGATTCAGACACAGATACCGGAATATCAAATCTCGTAGAAGATACAGCTCCACAACTCGGCTTTAGTTTAGACACTAACGGCTACAACATTAACTTTAAGGACAATAATAGAGCTGTTTTTGGTGGTTCAGGTGACCTGAGTATCTACCATAACGGGCTTAATAGTTTCATTGAAGAAACAGGCACTGGTGATTTATTCATCAGAGCTTATGACAACCTCTTACTTCAATCACCAGATAGTGGTAGCGGTTGGCAGACAATGCTCAAGACTAATGGTCTTGGCACTACGGCATCTGTAGATATTACTTACGGAGGTGCAACCAAGTTATCAACAACCAACACAGGCATAGATGTAACAGGCACGGTGACTGCTGATGGATTAACTCTTGATGGTAACTTAGATACGTCTAATACAACTATTACAGGTGACTTAGATGCATCCAACTCAACCATTACAACTTTAGAATCACAAACTCAAGCGAATGAGTTAGGTCGTATTAACAGTTCTGATCAATGGGTTCCATTTGTATACACAGAGTCAATTTCAAATACATTACAAGATGCTATTCCTCCAACTTTAAATGCTAATAATGATATTGTTAAAACCGTTTATAGTAAATCATTAGATAGATATACAAGTGGTGGTGAATTATTATTAACATTTATTAATAATACTGGAACAAACAAATACTATTGTACTAAGAGAGTACTATTTAGTAGAGATGAAAGTGCTGGCGCAAATGGTGTATTTAATACAACAGAAACTAGCATAGGTGATGCGGCAGAATTAGTTGATAGTATTGAAATTCAAGAAAGAACAGTTAGCTCTGATTTATATTTAGATGTAACAGTTACTTCTCCTAATACTGCAATTGCAGAAGCAGAATTTACTAGAGTTGTAGGAGAAATAAAATATACTAGTGTGCCAATTTTCTTAACGGCATCAGGATATTAAAATTTTGAGGATAATATTATGGCAGATAATGATAAAATTTCTTCAGCCCTTGGTATTCGACCATTGTCTGAAATTGATGAAGAAGAACAAAATTTACCAGTTGTAGAAACGGTAGAAGAAACTCCTCTTGCAATTATTCCAGATGACGACGAAAATGTTCAAGATTTAGAACAAGTCCGTCAAAATATTCAAGGTATTATTGAAAAAGGCGAAGATGCAATCGCAGAAATGCTTGAAATTGCAAAACAGTCTGAGCAGCCAAGAGCATTTGAAGTTGTATCAACATTAATGAAAACAATGTTAGATGCAAACAAAGATTATGCAGATGTTTCTACTAAGAAAAAATTTGCTAAAGAAGAATTAAGCGGTCCAAAACAAGAAACAAATGTTGTAAATAATAACTTAATTTTATCTACTAATGATTTATTGAAAATGATTAAAGATAACAAAAACAACAAAGAGGATAAAGTAATCGATGGGTGATGGTTATCTTGGTAATGTCCACCTTAAAAAGGTAGCAACTGATATTGAATGGACACCAGAACTTCTTCAAGAATATATGAAGTGTTCCGATGATCCTGAATATTTTGCTAAAGAATATATGAAAATCGTTCACGTGGATCGAGGATTAGTTCCGCTTGAATTATACGATTATCAAAAAGAAATTGTCGATAAAATTACTAATCATAGAAGAGTAGCTGTTCTTACTGCTCGTCAATCAGGTAAAACAACAACCGCAGCAGCTGTAATATTACATTATATTTTATTTAATGAACATAAAACAGTGGCCATTCTAGCCAACAAGGGTGACGCATCGAGGGAAGTTTTAGCCAGGATTAAGTTAGCCTATGAAGCGCTTCCAAAGTGGCTCCAGCAAGGAATAGAGGAATGGAACAAGGGTAATATAGCATTAGAAAATGGTTGTCAAGTATTAGCAGGTACAACAACATCATCAGCCATTCGTGGTAAATCTGTTAACTTCCTATATCTAGATGAGGTAGCATTCATTGAAGGATTCGATGAATTTTTTGCTTCAGTTTATCCTACTATTTCTTCTGGTGAAACAACAAAAATGTTAATGACATCTACACCTAATGGTCTAAATCATTTTTGGAAAACATGTAAAGGTGCAGAAGAAGGAACAAACGGTTATCAATTCGTTAAAGTTATGTGGCACGATGTTCCAGGACGAGATGAGAAATGGAAAAAAGAAACTATTGAATCACTTGATCACGATGAAGAGAAGTTTAATCAAGAATACTGTTGTGAATTCCTTGGTTCTTCTGGAACTTTAATTTCAGGTAGTAAATTAAAACAATTATATCCAGAAAAATGTATTGCACAAAGTGAAGGATTTATACAATATGAAAAACCAATACGAGATCATCAATATGTAATTACTGCTGATGTAGCACGTGGAAAAGGCCTAGATTATTCTACCATAAATATAATAGATATAACAGAAATGCCTTATAGACAAGTTGCAATATTTAGAGACAATTTTATTGGACCTATTGACTTTTCTGGCGTATTACATAGAGCTGGTATTCTATATAACACTGCAGGAATTTTAATAGAAATTAATGACATCGGCGGACAAGTTGCTGATGTATTACTATTAGATCATGGTTATGAAAACCTACTTTATACTTCAAATTCAGGAAGAAGTGGAAAAGTATTAACTGGTGGGTTTGGAAAAAATATAGATAATGGTATAAGAACAACAAAATTAGTTAAAGGTACTGGATGTTCAATGCTTAAAATGTTAATTGAACAGGATCAGCTTTTAATAAAAGATTTAGATACAATTGAAGAGTTAAGCCGTTTTTCAAAAAAAGGCAACTCATATGAAGCAGAATCTGGATTTCACGATGATTTAGTAATGAATCTAGTACTGTTTGCATGGATGACTGAGCAGGAATATTTTAAAGATATGACTGACATAAATACATTAATAAAACTAAGAGAAAAAACTGATGAGCAAATTGAAGAAGAAATGTTGCCTTTTGGCTTCGTTGATGACGGTTCACAAGACTGGGATGATGACGGATTAAGATTATAATGGTTGTAATTAATAAGCAAATCGGTAAATTTATAAATAGAAACAGTGATATAATTAAAAACGCGTTTCTAATATTTAATAAAGGAGAAAAACATGGCTTTTTCCGTAAGTCCTTCAGTAATTGTTCGTGAAGTAGACGCAAGCCAATCAGTACCTGCTGTTGCAACACCACCCGCTGCAATTGCTGGAGTATTTAGATGGGGCCCTACAAACGATCCAATTCTTATTACATCGGAAAATGATTTAGTAGATAGATTTGGTAAACCAACCGATGATAACTATGAAACATTTTTCACGGCGGCAGATTATCTGTCATATTCTAATGCTTTGTACGTAGTTCGTGCAGATGATAGCTCCAATACAGCTACTGCAACAAATATTGTTTACGATTCTAATAATAACATTGTTGTTGCTGACACAACATATGGTGGATTTGAAGCTAAATATCCTGGATCTTTAGGTAATTCACTTGAAGTTGCATGGGTTGATTCATCAGGATACTCAACAGAGTGGTTTGACGTTGGTGGTGTAGATGCAAATGCAGTATCAAATACTCAAGCAGAACAAACAGTAGATTTTGGCACAACATCAGTAAGCTTTGAAACAGCAAACACGGTTCAATTACCAGCTCTTGGTATTGGAGATGTATTAAAGATTGGTAATTCA